TATATGACGGATGAGTTGCGTCATGCAACTCAGATGTTGGCCTTCAAGAGAATTGAGTTTGTTAAGGCTAGTTTGCAGAATGTTAATCTACCTACGGTTCCTTTAAACTCAGAAGGTTTAAGTACGGGTACTATATTGACGAGATCGACGCGCCCCACTTTGACGGCCCCAGGAAAGATGTGGAATTTTCTAAAGTGGACTACGCGCGTGGGCCTAGGCGGCCTGTGCGCGTATCTCTTGGTAATGAAGTTCTTGGTGCCAGTTTCCCGCAGCCTGATGGCCGGTATTACCTTAACGCCGCATCCGGTGTCTCTGCGCGAGTGGGACGTAATCTCCCGGGGCGTGTGGCCCAAATGGCAGAACGATTTCGTGTTTTCACGAGCTCTTGGATCAAAAAGAATCTTAAGCCTTTAAGCGCTGATACTGACGTGAGTTTTTCAACCTGGCTCGAAAATACTCACTATAGTCAGAAAAAGAAGAAGAGCCTCCAGAAACTGTATGATAGTACCATTGCTCTAGGTGAAGATGATTATAAACCTTTTAATAATTTTTGTAAGTGTTTTATAAAGGATGAGGCCTATTCGTCTTATAAGCATCCCCGTGGCATTTATGCCCGTAAGGATGAATTTAAGTTGCGGGTTGGACCTATTTTTAAAGCGATTGAGAATGAATTGATGAAATTGAAGTATTTTATCAAGAAAATTCCTGTGAACCAACGTTCTAGGTTTATTTTTGATAGATTTGGTAATGTGCCTTCTACGACTGGGACTATACATGATGAAACTCGTAGATGTATATCTACAGATTATACCGCTTATGAATCGTCTTTTACTAGGGAAGTGATGAATGACTGCGAAATGTTACTGTATGAATATATGGTGCAGTTATTGCCTGAAGGTAAAAATTTCATGCGTCTTATCCGACATGTTTTACAAGGGAAAAATGAGTGTCGATTTGCGAATATTACTATTAAGTTGATGGCAGGTCGCATGTCGGGTGAGATGAATACCTCTTTGGGAAACGGATTTACTAATTTGATGTTGTATTTGTTTGCCATGGAGGAATTTGGTTGCCGTGAATTCGACTGTTTGGTTGAAGGTGATGATGGTATTGGAACTTATATTGGTACTATTATCCCTGATTCTTTTTATCAACAGTTGGGATTTAATATTAAATTAATTTACCATAAAACTCTTAATACAGCCAGCTTTTGCGGGCAGATTTTTGACTTTGAGTCTAGTACTGTTATAACTGATCCTATTAAAGTTATTTTAAATTTTGCTTGGGTCAATATTAAGTACCATAAAATGACTGATAAGGTTAGAAAAGGGTTGTTACGTGCTAAGGCTATGAGTTTATTGTATCAATATCCTGGTTGCCCTATTTTACAGGTTTTTGGAATGCGTGTTTTAAAGAACACTGTAGGGGTTAAGCCTATTGTTGATACAACCTTAGATCCGTATAAACGTGGTATTGTTGAAACGGCTATACATGAAGGGTGCCCAGTTCGTCCTGTTGTTATGACTACTCGATTATTGATGCAGGATGTTTTTAATGTTTCTATTGTTGATCAATTAATTCTTGAAAGTTATTTGGACACTCTTCGGGACATGGAGCCTATACAGCACCCTGTTTTGTACAATCATGTTCCTAATGTATGTTTTGATTATGATAAAGTGTACACTTCAGATAGGTATGGCCCGGACATTGTTCCGTTTCAGGGCCTAGGTGCACTCAGAAACAGTTTAGTTTCTTTAGTCAATGTCCTCGAAAACCAAAGTTAAACGAAAGGGCCCTAGTGCGGCCAAAAAGAGAGAGTTAAAACGGATTGACCAAAAAATTGCTGCCCGGCTTTCTACTATGCCTAAGAAGCGTAAGAAGAAGAAAGGTTTTAATGCTGTTCGGCTTGGCAAGAGTATTGGTGGTTTGTTTGGTACCGGGGGAGCAGCAGTAGGCAAACAAGCCGGACTGCTGTTTCGACAACTCACTGGTTTTGGCGAATATAAGGTGGGGAGGAATTCTTTAGTTGGTATTGATTCTCTGCCCATGTTCGCTAATGCTAGACACGGTACTGTTATTCGACATAGGGAATATTTGGGGGATGTCATCACGTCCCCTAAGGTTGGTGCTTTTAGCATTACCACTTTCCCTATTAATCCTGCGTTGGTTAGTACTTTTCCTTGGTTGGCTCCTATTGCTGAGTCTTTTGATGAGTATACCTTGGAAGGTATGGTATTTGAGTTTAAGAGTAATAGTTATGATGCTCTTGCTTCTACTAATACAGCATCTGGCACTGTCATCATGACTACTCAGTACAATGTACTGGCTGCTCCATTTACTAATAAACTACAAATGGAACAGTATGAATTTACCTGCTCAGCCAAACCATCTATCGATTTATTGCATCCTGTAGAGTGTGCTCGAATTGAAACACCTACCTCAGTCTTGACTACTCGCAGTGGACCAGCACCTGGTGATCTGCGTTTGTATGATTGGGGTAATTTTAATATTGCTACAGTTGGAATGCAAGGTAGTTCTACAAACATCGGTGAATTGTGGGTTACTTATGATGTAAAATTGTTTAAACCCCGTCAATCACCTGTTGCCGATGTTGCTGATCATTATACCGCCGAAGGCAAAGCAGCAGCTGTTATTTCACCAGCTGGTCCTGATTATTTCGGGACCACTGATGCACCCATGATTTTATCTTCATCTTCCGATATGGGTACGTTTTTATCTGCCACTGCAGGTGGCAATTTAGACACAATTAATTGGCCTCCCAATTATTTTGGGAATGTTGCTGTTATGATACGCTGGTATGCTTTTGCCCCCGTTGTTGGTTTGCCACCTAATGCACCTCATGGTGTGTTTACTGGTGGCAATGCGTTACCATTAAAAATTCTTACTTCTAATGATCATATATTATCTGGTAACACAGCAGTTCAAATGACTGAAATTCAAAACAACGGTGATACACTTGTTATTTTACTAACTATTAATGGAGGTGGTAGTGTTAAGTTAACTGGTGGTTCGTCTGCTGTGTTGGCTTC